ATGGCTCAGGGTTCCACCCCGGCGGGTCGCCGCGCGCCTGCAGACTGGAAGCAGGTCTTTCTCGACACGCTTTCGGGCACATCGAACATCAAGGCCGCCGCCCGCGCCGCAAAGATCGACACCGGCACGGTCTATCGCCAGCGCCGCACCGATCCTGCCTTTGCCAAGGCCTGGTTCCAGGCGCTGTGCGATGGATACGATATTCTTGAACTGGAGCTGCTGCGCCGCCTGCGCATGGGTGAATGCGAAAGCGCGGCAACCAAACGAAAGCGCAAGTTCGACAATGCCAATTCGCTACGCCTGCTGATCGCCCACAGGGAGACGGTCAGCAAGATGCGGGCCAACGAACAACAAATGGACGAGGAGGAGATCATCGCCTCGATCAATGCCAAGCTCGACCTCATGCGCGAAAGGATGCGGGAGGCCGCCGAAAGCGAGGCAGCCACTGCCCTGCCCGCCCTCAATGCCGATAGCGACGCGGATAAGTGAGCGGGCAATCCCGCCTCGCCTGGCTGCTTACGCTGGGCGAGGAAGAACGCACTCTCATGCTCGGCACGTTGAGCGAGGCCGAGCGTGAGGAATTGAAACATCACTGGGAACTTTGGGCACGGCCCGAACAGCTGCCGCCGCAGGCCGACTGGCGCATCTGGCTCATCTGCGCGGGACGCGGTTTTGGCAAGACGCGCGCCGGGGCCGAATGGATACGATCCGTCGCGCGGCGCGATCCCGATGCACGCATTGCCCTGGTCGGCGCATCGCTCAGCGAAACGAGGGCAGTCATGGTCGAAGGCGAAAGCGGCATTATCGCGTGCTGCACGCCGCGCTTTCGCCCTGTGTTCGAACCCTCGCTCAGGAAACTGACATTCCCCAATGGCGCGACGGCCACGATGTTTTCCGCCGCGGAGCCGGAGAGCCTGCGTGGGCCACAACATTCGCACGCATGGTGCGACGAGATTGCAAAATGGGAGACCGCCGGAAACCGGGCCGACAAGGCATGGGACAACCTGATGCTGGGCCTGAGGCTTGGTGAAAAACCGTCGGTGCTGGCGACGACCACGCCGCGCGCGGTGCCGCTGATGCAAAGGATCGCGAATGGTTCGGCCGGGGGCCGCACCGTCATGGTCACGGGCCGCAGCCGGGAAAACGCCGCGAACCTGCCCTCACGGTTTCTTCGCGACATCGAGGCCGCGCTCGGCGGATCAGCGCTCGGCAGGCAGGAGCTTGGCGGCGAACTGCTGACCGATCTCGAAGGCGCGCTTTGGACCCGAGCCCTGCTGGAAAAGTGCCGTGGCAAGCCAGCCGCCCTGTCGCGCATCGTGGTCGGCGTCGACCCGCCCGCCAGCAGCAACGGCGACGCCTGCGGCATCATCGTGGCGGGCCTTGGCCAGGACGGCCACGCGCGCGTCCTGGCCGATTGCTCGGTTACAAGGCCAAGCCCCGAGCGATGGGCCCGTGCCGTCGCGGGGGCCGCGGCGATCTGGAACGCGGACCGCGTGATTGCAGAGGCGAACCAGGGCGGTGCCATGGTCGAAAGCGTGCTGCGTGCAGCGGAAGTGAACCTGCCGATCCGGCTCGTCCACGCCAGCCGCGGCAAAGTCGCCCGCGCCGAACCCGTCGCCGCGCTCTACGAAGCGGGGCGCGTTTTCCATGTCGGGGTCTTTCCCGAACTGGAGGACGAGATGTGCGCACTGGACATCGGCGGCGAATACCATGGCCCCGGCCGTTCGCCCGACCGGGCCGACGCGCTCGTCTGGGCGCTGACCGAACTGATGCTGGGTGCCCGCGGGCGCCCCCGGGTCTGGGCGCAATAGCCCGACCTTTCACGGATTTTCGCGTGTAACAGGAGACACCGCAATGTCGTTTCTCGAAACGCTGGGTGCTGCCTTCAAAGGCAGCGCCCCGGCGGAGCGACCGCCACTGGCGCGCCCCTTCGCTTCCCCCTGGCTGTTCGCCGATGGCGGTAACGGCGCCCTGCCCTATGAATACCGCAGTGCGGTCGGGCGGGCCTATCTGGACAACCCCGTCGCCCAGCGCGCCATCCGCATGGTGTCAGAAGGCGTGGCAGGTGCGCCGCTGAAGCAGGCCGATCCCGAACTGATCAAGCTCGTCACCGCGACCAGCGCGGGGCAGTCCCTGCTGGAAACGATCGCGGCACAGGTCCTGCTTCACGGCAACGGCTACGTTCAGGTCATCAAGGACGCTTCAGGCCGCCCGGTCGAGCTTTTCGCGCTTCGCCCCGAACGCATCAGTGTCGAATCCGGCCCCGACGGATGGCCTGCCGCCTATCGGTATCGCGTGGGCGAAAACGCGATGACGATCCCGGTGGAGGACGATGCGCAATATCCCAATGTCGTCCACATCCGCTGTTTCCACCCCGGCGACGACCATTACGGCGCAGGCTGCCTGACCGCCGCGAACGAAGCGGTTGCGATCCACAACGCCGCCGCGCGCTGGAACCGCGTGCTGCTGGAAAACGCGGCCCGTCCTTCGGGCGCTCTCGTCTATGAAACCGGCGATGGCGCGACGCTGACGTCGGACCAGTTCGAAAGGCTTAAGGCGGAACTTGCGAACGCCTTCCAGGGCTCCGGCAATGCCGGCCGCCCGATGCTGCTCGAAGGCGGGCTCAAGTGGCAGTCGATGTCGATGTCGCCTGCCGACATGGATTTTGCCACGCTGAAAAGTGCAGCGGCGCGCGATATCGCACTGGCCTTCGGCGTTCCGCCGATGCTGCTCGGCCTGCCGGGCGACAATACCTATTCGAACTACCGCGAGGCGAACCGTGCGCTGTGGCGGCTGACGCTGCTTCCGCTGGCGAGCAAGATCCTCGACGCTCTGGCCGAAACGCTGGCGCCGTGGTTCCCCGATACCGGGCTCGCCATCGACCTCGACCGGGTTCCCGCCCTGTCAGAGGACCGCGAGAAGCTGTGGTCACAAGTCGCCGATGCGGACTTCCTCAGCGACGATGAGAAGCGAGCGATGCTTGGCCTTCCTCCACGCACGGATAAGCCTGAGGAGCCGAAGGAATGAACCGGCAGGACCTTCTGGCCCGCCTCATCGCGCAGGCGGAAGACGCGGGCGGCGACTTCGTAACGCTGCGCGCCATGGTCGAGGAAGCGAGCGAACTGGGCGCGTCCCGCGTGCTTGCCCGCATGGGCCTCGACGACGCAACCGCGCACGAGGACCTAGCCGAGCTGCGCGAACTGCTCGCCGCATGGCGCGATGCGAAACGCAGTGCATGGCGCGCGGCGGTCGAGTGGGTCGTGCGCGGCGTTCTTGCCCTCCTCCTCTTTGCGATTGCCGTCCGCCTGGGCCTTGGAGATCTCGTCCGATGAAACACGACACCCCACAATTATTGGAAACAAAGTTCACAACCGGCTTCGATGCCGTCCGCTTTGCCGGATACGCCGCCTTGTTCGACCGGATCGACGCAGGCCGCGACCTCATCCGTCCCGGCGCATTCACGGCCAGCTTGGAAGCGCGCAGGCTTTCGGGCGATCCGATCCCCCTGCTCTGGCAGCACCGCCCCGACCAGCAGATCGGCTGGGTCGAACGCATCGGCGAGGACGAACGCGGCCTGCGCGTCGTTGCCCGTATCGACAATCCCGACAGCGCGGCAGCCCGTCTGCTGAAAGACGGCAAGCTGTCCGGCCTGTCGTTCGGATACCGCGCCAAGGCATCGAAATCGGTCACTCACGCCGATGGCCGTCAGGGCCGCGAACTGGCGCAAGTCGACATCTTCGAAGTGAGCCTCGTCCACCGCCCGATGCAGCACAGCGCGCGCGTCCACTTCGTTAACTGATCCCCCCGAATTTCCGCCCGCCAGAACCGGCGCGCGGATCGAAGGCTGCCCCCTGGCAGCAACCCGAACGGTCGCCCGCAGATGGCGGCCTTTTTCATGTGCGAAAGGTGAATTGCCCCATGAATATGGAAACCAAGATGGAAGGCCTCGATGCCTCCTTCGATATTGTTGCGCGCCAGGACGCCGCCGACGAGGCCATCAAAGGCCTGCGCCGCGACGTCGATGAAGTCAAAGGCCGCCTCGAAAAGGTGAGCCGCGCCGCGGCCCGCCCGATGATCGAGGGCGGTCAGTCTGCCATGCCTGCGATGCAGAGCGCCGAAGTGAAGGGCTTCGTGAACAACTATCTGCGTCAGGGCCGCGAGGCCGAACTGAAATCGATCTCGGGCACTGTGCAGAGCGACGGCGGCTATGCCGTGCCGCGTGAACTGGATGCGATGATCGCCCGTTCGCTGAAGGAGATCAGCCCGATCCGCCAGATCGCGCAGGTCGTCCAGGTCGGAAGCGCCGGTTATCGCAAGCTGGTGACCGGTTCGGGCACGTCCTCGGGCTGGGTCAGCGAAGCGGCGGCACGTCCCGAAACCGCAACGCCGACCTTCCACGAAATCGCCCCGCCGACCGGCGAACTTTACGCCAATCCGGCGGCCAGCCAGTCCATGCTGGACGATGCCGGTTTCGACCTTGAAGCATGGCTTGCCGACGAGATCGCGACCGAGTTCGCCCGCGCCGAAGGGGCCGCCTTCGTGAACGGCACCGGCGTCGATCAGCCGCTCGGCTTCCTGATGTCGAACCAGTCGACCGCCGATGACGCGGCCCGCACTTTCGGTTCGCTGCAGTACGTCGGGTCGGGCAATGCCAGCGGTTTCGACACCGCGCCCGAGGCAAAACTGATCGATCTGGTCCACACGCTGAAGGCATCGCATCGCCAGGGCGCGAGCTGGGTCATGAACTCGGCCACCATGGCTTCGGTTCGCAAGCTCAAGACTTCGGACGGCGCATTCCTGTGGCAGCCGGGCCTGATCGAAGGGCAGCCCGATCGCCTGCTCGGCTATCCGATCATCGAGGCCGAGGACATGCCCGACATCGCGGCGGGCACCACGCCCATCGCATTCGGCAACTTCCGCGCCGGTTACCTGATCGCCGAACGGACGGCGACCTCGATCCTGCGCGATCCGTTTTCGAACAAGCCCTTCGTCCACTTCTACGCGACGAAGCGGATCGGCGGGCAGGTGCTCGACAGCGATGCGATCAAGCTCCTCAAGATCGAGGCCTGATCCCCTCCAGGCCCCGATGCAGGTCACGCGGTGTCCCCTTCCCGCGTGACCTGCGCCCCCTGGGCGCCCGCACCGGCCATAATCGCCGGTGCGGGCGCCTTTTTTCTGAACAGTTTTCGACAGGAAAGGCTGGACCGCTATGAAGCGCGCCATTCTTGCCCCAGTCCCCCTTCCCCCCTCGGCCCTGACCGAGCTGAAGGAGTGGCTGGGCATCAATTCCACGCGCGAAGACGCGCTGCTCGGCAATCTCCTGAACGCCTCGCTCGACATTTGCGAAGCCTATACCGGATCGCGCCCGATCGAGACGACCTGCGAGGAAGTCTGGCCAGTTCGCCCGCTGGTCTCGATCAGTGGCTGGCAGGCGCTTGCGACCAAGCCGGTGACCAGCATCGTCGGCATCGACAGGATCGCGCTGGACGGAACGCGGATCACGCTCGATCCCGCCACTTTCGAAATCGACATCGACGCAGACGGCACGGGCCGCTTCCGCGTGATCACCAGCGTGCCTGACAAGCGTCTGGCCGTGCGGTTCACTGCCGGTCTGGCCGTCGACTGGACGGGCCTGCCCGAAGCCTTGCGGCAAGGCACGATCCGCCTGGCAGCGCATCACCACCGCACACGCGACACCGGTAATGCCAGCGTCGCCCCGCCGCGCGCCGTGGCCGCGCTGTGGCAGCCGTGGCGCAAGGTCCGCCTCGGATGATCGAGGCATCGCTTCGTGGTGGCGGGTTCCGTGCACTGCTCAACACGCTGAACCGACGGGCCTTGCGCAAGACCGAACGCGACGCGCGCGACGCTCACTGGCGCCGGGCCGATCTGCTCTGGCCCGACTTCGCGCCACGCTGGAAGGACTGATCCATCATGGAAATCGCACTGCGCTCTGCGCTGATCGAACACCTCAAAGCCCAGCCCACGCTATCGCAGGAGCTGGCCGCGATCAGCGAGGAGGCACCGGTCCGGTCCAGCCTGCCCTGGCTCGCCATCGTCGCCAGCGCCAGCGCGGACTGGAGCCACAAGACCGGGACGGGCCGTGAGATCCGCGTCGCCATCGAATTGCAGACGCGCGGCGACGATGCTGCAACGGCGGGATCACTGGTCGAGGCGATCGAAGGCGCGATCGGCGCCTTCCCGGCAGATCAGCCCACGCTCGTCATTGTCAGCCGCCAGTTCCTGCGCGCCCGCACTGAGCAGCGCGGCGGAACGATCCGCGCCGTCCTGCTCGAATACCGCTTCCGCGTCCTCGCGAAGTGATCCCCTCATTGCCTAACCGGAGAACAGCCCCATGAGTGCCCAGAAAGGCAGCGCCTTCCTTCTCAAGATAAGCGACGGTGCATCGCCCGCGACTTACGAAACGGTCGCCGGTCTTCGCACCACCAACATGTCGATCACCGGCGATGCAGTGAACGTGACGACCAACGAATCCGGCGGCTGGCGCGAGCTGCTGTCGGGCGCCGGTGTGCGGCAGGTCTCTGTCAGCGCGGCGGGGATCTTCCTCGGCTCGTCGGCAGAGAACGCCATTCGCGGCCATGCCCTGGCAGGGACCATCGCCGACTATGAGCTGAGTTTCGAGGATGGCGAGCGCATGCAGGGACGCTTCCTGGTGCAGCGGCTCGACTACGCTGGCGATTTCAATGGTGAGCGCAACTACACGCTCACTCTCGAAAGCTCCGGCCCCGTGCTTCCGGTGGCGGCATGAGCGTTGACGAGCCGGTGAACACGGCGCGCGGCGAGGCCGCGATCGAGATCATGGGCCGCAAGCGTCGCCTGCGCCCAAGCTTTGCCGCCCTTGTCGCGGCAGAGGACGAACTCGGCCCTCTGTTCGCGCTGGTCGAACGGGCGAGCGAAGGCCGCCTGAAGTTAAGCGAGATGACCTCGCTGTTCTGGCACTGCCTTGCAGACCGCGCCGACCTGACCCGCGACGACGTGGGCGAGGCGATCGCGGCGCAGGGCCTTGCGGCAAGCGCGCCAGCGCTGCGCGCCGTGCTGAAGCAGGTGCTGCAGGGGGCCTGATGACAGCCCCCGCAGCCCGCTTCGCCGACGCGGCAGCGCGGCTTTGCGGCCAGTGCGCGCTGATGGTGGGGTGGCGACCGGACGAGTTCTGGCTCGCCACCCCGGCGGAAGTCGCCGCCATCTTCACGGCCATGCACGAACCGCAGGCAAACGGCAGCGTCACGAGAAACGACATCCAGCGCATGATGGAGCAGGACCATGGATAGCGAGATCGAAACCCTGATGATCGACGTCAGGGCCAGCACCGACGGCTTTGCAGCCGATATCGGGCGGATGCGTGAACAGTTCGACACCACGCTGGTCGACGGCTTTGCAAGAGCGGGCAACGTCCTCGAAACCAGCTTGCTCGGCGCAGTGCGCCGGGGCAGCCTGGGGTTCGACGACCTCAAACGCACGGCCCTGCGTGCGCTTGACGAGATCGCGGCGGCGGCGCTGCGAAGCGGCATTTCCTCTCTGGGTGGGTCGCTCTCGGGTGGTCTTGGCGGACTGGTCGGCGGTCTGCTCGGCCTGCCCGGCCGCGCCACGGGCGGCAATGTCTCGCCGGGATCGGCCTACGTGGTTGGCGAAAAAGGGCCCGAGCTTTTCGTACCGACCAGTTCGGGACGCATCGACAACGGTTTGGCCATGTCCGCCGGGCGCGATGTCCGCATTTCCATCAACGTGGCCGGTCAGCCCGGAAGCTCGTCGGCGCAAAGCCTCGAACGCTCCGGCCGCCAGGTCGCCAGCGCCGTTCGCCGCGCGCTCTCCTCATATTGAACCGCACCATCGGAGCAGACGATCATGCCCTACTGGTTGGCCAAGAATCGCAACGGACAGCACAGCGACTGGATCGCGCGCTTCGATCCGCGGTTCTGGACCGTGAACTTCCCGCGCCCGATGATGGCCGCCGTCACCACGACCGCTGCCGACGCCCTGCGTGTCGATTGCGTATTCTATCGCAGCAACGATCTGGCCGGGCTCATCTGGGACAGCGTCGACACCATCGATCACCCCCTGACCTCTTACATCACCAACCGGGACTATACCGGCCTGCAACTTTCGTTTCGGTGGCGTTCGGGAGGCATAGTACAACTGGACGCGCTGAACGGCCCGACGCTGACGGTAGAGGGCCGCGATGCGAACGGGGCGGCGCGAACCTGGTATGTCCGGCTGTGGAACTATGCCGAAGGGGCGCCTGATGACGCCCTGATCCGCATCGATTTTTCCATGCTCGACGGCGGCTTCCTGCTGCCCGCAGAGGCCGATCCCGTGCACTGCGCCGACATCGACCGGATGTTCATCTCCCTCGCCCCGCCGGGATACAGTGCGGCGGGCGGTGACCTTGCTGCGCCCGTCGAAGGTTGGGCTGAAATCAGCGATTTGCGTACCGACGGCAAGAGCGCCCTGCTGGAAACCGGCGACGTGATGACGCCCGAACACGGTGTCGGCATGTGCACCGCGTTCGACGATTGCGGCACGCAGACGCCTGAACGGCTTTTGCGCAACCTCCGCGCGCTCGGATACCGCGGTGAGATCGTCCACTATCTTGGCATGAGCCACTTTTTCAGGCTCAAGGCCGATGGCATTGGCGGCTTCGTCATCGACACCGAGGCTCCGCCATTCAACGCCGCCGCACAGGCCTGGCACGCGGACTTTTTCACTCGCGCAAAGGCCATGGGTTTTGCCCCGATTGCCTCGCTTTCATACGAACTACTAGCGATGCATTGCCCGCAAAGCTGGGTCCAGCGCGATCTGGACGGCAATCCCGCACTGACAGGATGGTCGCCACCTTCGAACATTGTTTCGCCTGCCAACGACGATGCGATGGCCTATCTCCAGCAGGTCGCGCGAGCAGCCTTAGCTCTCATGATGTCAAGCGGAGCCGAGCCGAAGTTCCAGATCGGTGAGCCTTGGTGGTGGACTTATGCCGATGGCCGCATCTGCCTTTACGACGATGACGCTCGCGAAGCGTTCGGCGGCTCCCCAGTTGCGATCCCATCGATGCGTGGCGATCTGGACGCAGCACAATTGCAGCTTCTGGATCAGGCCGGCGCACTTCTTGCCGCATCGACCGCCGCGCTGACCGACGCGGTCAAGGACGAAGCTGGAGGCAGCGCCGAGGTCAGGTTGCTCGCCTTCCTGCCGACCATTCTCGACCCGCTGACACCCGGTTCGGCGAGAGCGAACCTGCCGACCGGCTGGGCCTACCCGGCGTTCGATCGGCTTCAGCTTGAAGACTACGATTGGTTGACCGCAGGCCGGCGAGGCGATCGCCTCAAGGCCTATGCCTCGGTCGATGAGCGGCTGGGCTATCCAAAAGATCTGCAGGACTATCTCTCAGGCTTCGTGCTTTTGCGCGAAGACGCGTCTGCGTTCTGGCAGCTTATCGATACGGGCCTCGACGAAGCGGGCGAACGCGGCATCGCCCGACGGTTCGTCTGGGCCAGCCCCCAGGTCATGCGCGACGGATACGTCCGTCTCCCCACGCCCAGCAATGAGGACGCCATGCAGGCTTTCGACGACATTCCCTACCCGCTCGCACTCGGCAGAGGCGCTGCGGTCAGCCCCGAGTTCTCGACCACGATCGTGATCACCGCATCGGGCCACGAACATCGCAATTCGATCTGGTCGGATGCAAGGCTCCGCTACGATGTAGGGCCCGGCATCCGTTCCGAGGCCGAACTGGGCACGCTGCTATCCTTCTTCCGCGCTCGCCGGGGTGCTGCACGCGGCTTCCGCCTGCGCGATCCGAACGATTTCAGCTCCAACGGGATGGCCGGCACGCCATCTGCCTTCGACCAGCTTCTGGGCGTCGGTGACGGGATCGAAACGCTGTTCCCGATCATCAAGAGCTACGGCAACATCGATGCGCAGGAACGCCGGATAACGAGGCCTGTCGTCGGAACGATCCGTGTCAGTGTGGATGGGGTCGAAACATCGGCCTGGTCGATCGAGGAACGTGGCGTGATCCGCCTGCACGATGCAGCGCCCGAAGGCGCAGACGTCCGCGCAGGATATCTGTTCGACGTGCCCGTGCGGTTCGCCGAAGACCGGCTGGAAGTGTCCAATGCCGTTTTCGCCGCGGGCGAAGCGCCCAGCGTGCCGCTCGTCGAAGTCAGGGAGGCGGCATGAGCAGGGTGTGGTTCGAAGGAGAGCTCGAAACCGTAGCCACATGGTGGCGCATCTTTCGCAAAGACGGGGTCGCGATCGGCTTTACCAGCCACGACCGCGATCTGTTCTTCGATGATATCCACCACCTGACCGCGCCCGGCATGGTTCCGTCCGCCATCCGGTTCAGCGCGGATCTCGAGCCCGACAGTGCGGAGATGAGCGGCGGCCTCTCGCACGCAGCCGTCACGACTGAAGACCTTGCCCTTGGCCGGTTCGATGAAGCGCGCATCGAAATGGGCCTGGTGGATTGGCAGACGCTTGAACGCGAGACCATTTTCAGCGGGGAGATCGGCACTGTTGACGAAGACGGCGGCAGCTTCACCGCAGAACTTCTATCGGAAAAGGCCAGATTAGACCTCGATAGGATCCCGCGTACCAGTCCTACGTGCCGGGCGCGCTTTTGCGGACCTGGCTGCAATCTGCCCGCGTCTCGTTTCACGTTGGAAACCACCGTTGACGCGACAAGCCACGACGGCGCGCGCCTGTCGGTCTTGGCGGAAATCGACAATGCCGACTTCCTGGACGGCGAATTGCGCGTGATCAGCGGCAGCGCGACCGGCCTCGTCCACGAGATTACCGCGATCGCCAATGGGATGTTGGTCGTCTCTCCCGCTCTTGCCGGTACGGTTACCGCCGGGACACGCATCGAACTGCGAGAAGGCTGCGACCACCGCTGGGCAACTTGCCGCAACAGGTTCGGCAATGCCGTCAACTTTCGGGGCGAACCTTTCCTGCCGGGCAACGATCTTCTTGCCCGCTATCCGACCGCCCGATGACCGATCCCGCCGCAGCTACAGCGGCACTCGAACTGGTCGGCGCTCCGTTCCGGTTGCGTGGGCGAGATCCGGCGACCGGGCTGGATTGCCTCGGTGTCGTCGTTCACGTTCTGGGCCGTATTGGTGGAAACGCGTGCATCGCCAAGGCCTACGGTCTGCGAAACAGCGACATCAAAGGGTTGCTCGAAGATGCAGAGGCATCGGGCCTTGTCCCGACGCGAGGCCGCGCGGCACCGGGCACAGTAGTGCTCTTCGATCTCGGTGCCGGGCAGCATCATCTGGCCATCGCCGCCGGAAACGAATGCTTCGTCCACGCTCATGCCGGGCTTCGCAAGGTCGTCTACGGGAAGATCGATCCTTCCTGGAAAACCGTGGCGACCTGGCGCTTCCCCACAAGATTGAAGGATTGAACGATGGCAACTCTGGTCCTGACGACGGTCGGCACTGCGCTGGGTGGGCCGCTTGGAGGCGCACTGGGCACATTGGCCGGTCGCGCGATCGACGGTGCCGTATTCGGATCGCCCAGCCATGAAGGCCCGCGGCTGAAGGAACTGTCCGTCACAACATCGACTTACGGCAGCCCCATTTCGAGGCATTTCGGAACCGTTCGCGCGGCAGGCAGCATCATCTGGGCAACCGATCTTGTCGAACACAAGGACAAGAGCGGCGGCGGCAAGAACAAGCCCAAGGTCACCACCTATAGCTACACCATGTCTTTCGCCGTCGCGCTGGCAAGCCGCCCGATCAAGTCCGTGGGACGCATCTGGGCCGACGGCAATCTCCTGCGCGGATCAAGGGGCGACCTCAAGGTCGGAGGCACCTTGCGCATCTATTACGGCAGCGAGGATCAGGCCGTCGATCCCCTGATCGCATCGGACGTCGGCACGGGCGCACCGGCATTCCGCGGCATTTCGTACATCGTATTCGAAGATCTGGAGCTGGCGGATTTCGGCAATCGCATTCCTGCGCTGACTTTCGAAGTCATCGCGGGTGAAAGCTCTCCCCAAATCGTCACACTTTTGGGTCACGATCGGGAATTGCAGTCCGTAATGCAGCTGGAAGGCGTGACGGGCATCAGCCACGAAACCGGCAGCGACACCTCTCTGCTTGCCATGATCGACACCGGCTACCCGCTGGCCATCGACGCGTCGCGTGGTTCGCTGTCGATTTTCGGCGCGGACAGCGTGACGCCGTCGGACGCAATCGAACTACCTCCTGCGATTGCCGACAGCCGGGGCGAATTCGGGCAGGCCACCGGCTCGAAACGGTCACGCAAGGCTGGCAGCAAGCAAAAGGCGATGTGTCTTCGCTATTACGACAAGGATCGGGACTTTCAGCCCGGCCTGCAGCGAAGCCGCGGCGTGGTCGGCAACGGCGCTATCGAGACCGTTGAATTTCCGGCCGGCCTGACGGCGGATGCTGCCCACCGGATAGCGCAGGAAATGGCTGAACGTGCTCTCGGCGGCCGCGAAAGGATGGCCTACCGCGTAGCTGCTATCGATCCGGCGATCCGTCCAGGCGCATACGTCAGGCCGAAGGACTCAAATACCGTATGGCAGGTTGCAGGATGGGAATGGCGCTCGTCAGGCGTCGAACTCGAACTACGCTCGGTGCAGCAGTCCGCGGTCGATGGCATAAGTTCGGCAGGCGACGCGGGAACCGACCGCAAGCCTCGCGATCTCACGAATGGCCCCACGCTTCTCGAAGCTTTCGAACTTCCCTGGGACGGAACCGGCAGCAGCAACGAACGCAGGGTCTATGCTGCGCTGTCCTCGGTCCATGCTGGCTGGACGGGTGCGGCGTTGCATGTCGATGTCGGTGACGGGATTCTCTTGCCGGTCGGTTCGGCGCAAAGGGGACGGGCGATCATGGGATCGGTCCAGTCCCCGCTGCCCGCTGCCCCCGCCTATCTGATCGACCGGTCGAGCAGACCGCTGGTTCAACTTGCCGACGCGCAATTCGCGCTCACGCCGATCAGCGTCGACGAGATGGCGCAGGGAAGAAACCGGGCGAGACTGGGTAACGAAATCATCCAGTTCGCCTCGGCAGTGCCGCGCGGCGAAGGACTTTGGGAGCTTGCCACGCTGCTGAGAGGCCGCGGCGGTACGGAGCACGAGATCGCGAACCACGTCGACGACGAACCATTCGTTCTCCTAGATGACGACTTGACCGCTATCGACGCGGACGTCGCCGGATCGGTCACGGACTTCGATGTCGTTGCACTCGGTCATGCGGACCCTCAACCGGTGCGAAGCCCTCTGGCCTCAAGCGGCCTGAGCCTGCGTCCGCTCTCGCCCATCCGTCCGATACTCGTCACAAGCGGTGGGTCGATTTCGATCACCTGGACCCGCCGCGCGCGAGGGTTCTGGTCCTGGCCGGACGAGGTCGGCATTCCACTCGTTGAAAGCAGCGAAAGATACGAGGTGCGGTTCATCGATGCAGAAGGCGATGCGCTTGTCTGGGAAGTCACCGTCCCCGGCCTCGACCTCGACGGCCCGACGTCTGCTGCTCTTTCGGGACGGCCAGGACCGGCTCGGTTCGAAATCAGGCAGATCGGCGATCACGCCCGATCGCTGCCCGTCCAGATTACGTTCTAA